GTCCGACGCAAGGCTCCCAACGTGATCATAAACGTAAAAACGACCGGAGCCTACTGTCGCGTCAAAGGCCTCCTTGAAGGCGTCGTCGCGTTCAAACGGTTCCAAGTGCAAACACTTGCCCATCTCTAGTCCTATGATACTCAAGGCTGTCTTCTCGACCGACTCTTCGAGCGCGATGTAGCCAATGCGCTTGTCTGTGGTTTTCATTAGGTGGTGTGTAATCACTCGGCATATCTGGGACTTGCCGATCCCACTACCCGCACAGAGCGTCACGATCTCAGATTGCCGAAGACCATGCGTGATCCTGTTGAGTCCGGCGAAAGGATACTCAAGGGCCTCGACGTTCTGGTGCTCAGCGATTTTCTCGTAGAGCTCTGCGCCAGACAAGATGTCATCAGGGCGCCAGACTTTAGCGCTGAAGATCGCACTGATAATCGCAGACTTTTTACCGGAAGTCAGACACTCGTTGGCGTCTTTGTGTGGCAGGTGAGCAACCTTACACTTACCCGCAGGTAACATATGTGCTACCTCTTCGACGGCGTTGCGCCCACTCTCGTCCATGTCGAACATCAAGATCACCTCTTGGAAACCAGAGAGCCAGTCAAAGTGTTTCTTGAACATCGACTTGGCAGACTGTGCGCCAGCGCCAAGACTCACCACAGGGAACTCACCGCCCTGGGCCACGGCCACAGACATCGCGTCGATTTCTCCTTCGGTTACGACAAGCTTAAAGCCTGGCACTGGGTTAGCCCACAGGTGCTGCCCAAAGAAATGATCGGGCTTTCCGGCGCATCGAAAGTCTTTACCTGCGAAGCGATACTTCTGGGCGATCTTCTGGCCCGGCAGGTCGTAGTAGTTTGCGATGTGACAAGGCTTACCGTTAAGGTGGCCTACTTGGTATCTGAAACGACGGCAGGTAGCCTCGTCGATACCCCTAGACTCTAACGCAGTGTATTCACCGTCGATAAAGTCATTATTATTATTATTTATTATATTTTCCATTGGTCTCGGGGTTCCATTCCCGGCACGAAAAACTCCACAAGCGTAACACTTAGTGGAGTCATCAGTATTTATTGTTAATGCGTCGCTGCTGCCACAATCCGGGCAGGGCTGATGCGTTAAGGCGGCGGTAAGTTGATCCATTCGTTTGGTATCTTGCTCTTTGCGTCACACCACTCAAAGCCATTGTCGTTACACCACTGACCATAGGTCGTGCTACTGTTCTTGTTGAGCGTCGTGTTAGCATTCTGGAATACAAAACGAACATCTGCTTCAGGATTTTGTTCACGAACAAGTAAATGCTTGGTGCGGTCTGAGGGCTCAAAGTAACCCTTGACTTCTAACATGATGCCATTGGGCAACACGAAGTCAGGCGTGTAAGTCTGCGGCCTCAGATACTTGAGCTTTTGGCTCTCGTAAGAGTAGTTGACCCCAGCCCCTTCAAGGGCCGAGGCCACACGCTTTTCTAGTCTAGAACGAAAAATCCCCGTTCTCTTTGCCCTGTGTCTCCTCATCGTGTAGTTCTGTGGTGAAATCCTCACCGCCATCGAACCCGCCCTCGACTGAACCGAAGATCGAATCTTTAGATCCGTATTCAATTAGCTCAATAATCTGGACAGATCGTAAGCGAAGGCTCACCCCAAACTTACCACTGACGACCCAAACATGAGGCTCTAGTGCTAACTTGATGCGAGACCCAGTGCCAACCTGTGGCATCTTTATCTTTTTACCAGTGGCGTTGTAGCAGGCTACATTAAAATTAATAACACCTTTGTCACGGGTTTGCCGCTGGGCGACCTGCTTGGCCATAATGTAAAAACCCTCGTCGCTTTGTCTAAACGGTGTCGAGGCGTCTTTGTTGAGTTTACCTTTAGCCTTATCAGACGCTTTGGCATACTCAGCGTTATACAGTTCGTCGTAGTCGCTTTTCATAGCGTTCCACTCTGCTTCAGTCAGCACCAGTCTCACCTGGTAAACACCGCCAGTGTTAAACTTGTAGTCTGGCTCATGGAGATGCGGGTATAGGGCTTCTCCTTCGGGTGTTACGATTAGTTTATTACTCATTTTCTTTTTCTTTCTAGTTTTGTTTTAGTTTTTATGCAAAGAAGTATGTTGACTCCTTAATTTGTTTGATCTCAGCGTCACCAAACTCTGGCGGCACTGGGAAATCTAACTCTGGGTGTTGTTCCTGAAGCTGACTTCGCCATTCAGTTAATAGGTCCCGCGAAAAGAAGTCAACAAAAACTTCTCTTAAAGTTGAAGAAAGTTGGTCACACTTGTTTGCGTGGGTGCCATAGCTGTCATGGATAAACGAAAAGTCGTAGATTCCGTGCTCTTTGTTACACCGGACAACAGTCTCGTGGAGCGCTGCAGCGTCTAGGCTGTGGACAACGTTAGGACTTGCACCATTGACCATGCGGCGCCTACTGATTATCTCATCGTCGTCCTCGCGGAACTTAACGCACGTCGCTTTGCCTGATATATATGTATTTACCTGCTGGTTGTGGACCTTGTAGTATTCTTGGTGGACCGGGAAGCCTGTTGGTGACACCCAGGACAACGCTTTGTTTTGATCGGCGATGAGCTTAGCGCACGCCTGGAACCAGTCCATGCACTGCTTAGGCTTCTCTAAGACCGACTCAATGCCATTCCAGACATGCGTGGCTAACAGTTGGATCGCTTGGTATCTCACGTCGTCACTGAAAGGCTTCTCTCGTTTCTTCCCGTGGATCTGTTCGTCATACCATTCATTAATATATGCACGATTAGAATACGGAGTGAGCCCATAAGAATAACACATGACCGGCCTCTTGCAGGTGCGCCTATCGATCCCAAAGGACACCCAGGCTTTCGCTAGGTCACTCCCGTCGGCCTTGAGTGACGCCAAGGCATTCTCAGCGACAACACCATAGATGTCCTCTGGGCTGTCTGTCGGTAAAACATTAGTGGCCTTCATGCCATACGGATCTCTGGTTAACATCGAGAGAATCTGTAGGCCATTGTTGGAGGCATCAAGGTTCACTGGTAGCGTCGAGTTAACTTTACCGTGTGTTTTGTATTCGGCCCACTCAAAGCACCACGACAAGAAAACCCAAGGCTTGTCGGCTTTGGTCCAGGTGAGGTCTTGGCGTGGGTCCCTGGCGATGCGCAGGACTCGCTCGGTGAACTTCTGGGCCCAGTGCCAACGCTCGGCCAACGTGACCTTGTCGTTACCCCAGGCGTTTGCCCCGGCAACGGCGAGCCACTTGGCATCGTTGTCGTTGGCCACTCGCTCACTCCGGGCAAACTGCAGTAACCCACGGCACAGGTCGTTCCCCATGACACTCAAAGACGATGATATATTATATACTCTACCCCGAAAGTCACAGTGACTCGGATAGAAAAACCGAGAGGCACTGAGCTTCTCGGCTGTGTAAATAATCTTACTGGTGAGCAGGCGTTTGGACTTAGTGCTAGCATTGCGCGAGTAGATCCCAGCGGCCATACGGCGCCACTTCCGGTTTACCTCTTCGTTGTCGTGGAAGTCATTAGGAACGTCAGGGATCACCTCGTCTTCTTTGGACGGCAACGCCCCGATCTCTACGTTGTTACCCCAGGCCCACTGTGCTACCCCAAGCACCTTAGGGTTCACCACCCACGGTGTCCCCTGGATCAGGTTACACGCTTCCATTGGCGTCTCGACGTGGCGGGTCTCGTTGTCTCGCAAGAAGTCCATGTTAGACGTCTTGATAAACGGTAGCTTTGGTAACGCCGTGCCTACAGTGTCATAACCACCTTCCCAGATAGAACGCCAAGGCAACGGTGCGTCGGCAGTGGGCAACCAGAACGGCTCAAAGAGCTCTTTGCTGTCGTTGTAGTTCTCAATCCAGTCAAAGGTAGCCTTAGAGGCTGTAACGTAGCGTGTCGGTTTCTTGCCTGCTTTTTCTAATATATATACATATTCAATGAGCCCAGTGACATGACGCAACAGTTCAACTAGCGTTAGACCACACGATAACTTGTCGCGTCGTCGCCAGTCCTCGTAGTCAGGCATGAGGCCTTTTGAGGCTTCGTGGCGCATTGAACTCTTGATGTGACGTCGTTGTGAACTCAGGCCACCCCGGCGTTTCTGGGCACCTAACACTATGCCTTCGCCTTTGGCCTCGTTGTTACGCACGAGGAAATCACAGCGGTGCTGGTCTTCGACCCGCGAACCAACAAAGTGACTCACAGACGCCATGTTTTTCTTTAGGGTAATCGAGTCGAGAACCGCCTTGATAACAATAAAGCCGATCACTGAGGGCTTCATGTCACGCAAAGACAACTGCCAGAGCGCACTGTTCCTGTTGTCCCAGCCAGCGATCATCTCGTCAATCGCCTTGGTAAACGCAGGCAGACCACCCCGGATCAACCTCTGTCCGTATTTCGTTTCGCTTTCTGCTTCGCGGCCCTTCGCAGATTCCACTCGATTACGGTAACGGCCAACGCCAAGGTCAACCATGTCTTGGTTAAGATCTTCCTGGGTAAGCGCCTTGATCTCTTCATTTGGTGTCATCTTTTAGTATTGCTCTGAGTTTCGCTTGGCGAGCTTTGATACGCTTGATGGTCTGGGCGAGCATCTTTAGTTCGTCACGTATCAGTTTCTTCTGCATGGCTTTTTCAGTGTCCAACATGACTGTTTTTAAGTAAAAACGCTAATATTGTCAATTTTATTCTTGACGACCCCCGCCCCGACACACCTATAGTTACACTTAGTGATCGACTAGTGATATTCCTTATTAGTTAAAACAAATATTATTATTACACTATGGACAACAATAGCTTCTTCAGAAAGGTGACTCTAAGTCTACTCTTAGTCTACTACTTCACATTAGTAATATTATTTATTGTTAATGAACTTTCCGGGAACGCTTAGAAATTTACGGGCACGCTGATGATAGTAGGGCGGTGTGCTTACT